TGAATAAAATCTTAGTGGTATTACCTGATGATATTGTCGGAAATACGGAAGCAAAGAACTCATCCCAGTTATCAACGAATGCGGTCTCATCTATGTATAGAAAAGATATCGATTTACCACGAATAGCAGAACTTGACGTAGAGCCAGCTATGATTTTACATCCATTTTCAAACTCAACAGAACCTTTGTTCCATTCAATGACACCTTGCTGTAACCAATTTGGCAGTGCTTCATATGCAATTTTAATTCTGTCTAGTATCTCACGTGCCGCATCACCTTTGTTTGCTAAGAGGGCGCATGTCTTATAATCGTTGAATAGTACGTAATGCAATATGATTGCTACAGCAGTTGTTGTTTTACCTGCCTGACGTGAAGTGTTTACTGTTACTCTTCTGTTACACGTAATAGCTTCAGCAATTTCTTTTTGATATTCGTACATCTTTATAGGAATTAGTCCTCGATCTACGTGTACGATTTGTATGTATTTCTCTGAAAAGTATATGGGATCTTTGGCACACTTTAAAAACTCTGCAACCATTTCATTAGAGAACTCAATAGGAGTACCCTTACGTTTTAGATTTACGTTGCCGTTATAACCACGATCTAGTATACTACTCACCTTTTCTCATGTCCTTCAATAGCTGTTGCAATTCAGCAGTTGATCCGACGAATAGGTTATTATTAACTTTGCCATCAAATGCTTCATCATCTTTGGGTTTCTTCTTTTCTGACATACCAACCAAGTCTTTGTTAGCATCAACTAGAGTCTTCATTATGGTAGATACGACTTCGTAGGCACGAGGATGCTCCGATGCTTTAGCTACATCTAGCATTTGTTCAAGTGCTTCAGTGCCAGTCTCTATTATATTATAGAAGTTTGTTCTAGCATAGTCATAGTCTTTCTCAGCGAAATCAACTGGATCACTGATAGTCTCTGGTAGAGACTTCTTATCTACTACAACTTTACCTTCAATCACTTCATCTATAGGAGCTAGTCCTAAGCTATTACTAATTTCATCACTCATTATGCATCCAATATTTGTACGATTTCTGCCCAATTGTCATCTACGTTAATATCCGCAAACGCTCTTGTTTCACTTATCTTAGTAGTTGCTACATTTCCAGATGTTGATCCAGGCTGTACGTTTATTTGTTCTTCGGCATTAGTAGCTGTCGTACTTGTGTATATGTTGGCATCTGTAAACTTAATAACTCTCTTCGTTGATGTAGGACCAAAGTAAAAGGCTTTCATTGTGAAACTTAGTGTCCACATGAGTACTCTTCTAGTCTGAAAGTCTCCTTCATATGCGTCTTCAGTCGTAACACTATTTAAAACAACAGGTATGTCAACATAGAAGTCCATAGTATCTATCATCTTAACACTGACTGTAACATCAGGCTTAAAGAATGGCAGAATCTGCTCTAAAATCTTAGTGCCATCTTCTGTGTACTTTGTCATTATATTCAACTGAAACTCTATATCATAAGGAGCAGGAGTGAATAGTGACGTTAGTGCGCTGTCATTATCGCTTATAGACTTGGTCTGTCTTGTTGACGAAGGAAGCTTTCTTGTTCCATTATACTGCATGCCTGTCATTTCAAAAGACATTCTGGGTAAAGTGATAGCTGGCTGATCTAAGTTCGGGTCTTGTTCCAATCTAGCTAATAACTTCTGCATAGGAGCATAGTTAATGGGCACAGTCAATCGCTGTTGTTCTACTCCAGCGTTGTTACTTCTGCCAATTTGAATATCATTAAACAGTGTGCCAAATACAGCAACGTATCTACGAGTTGTTTGATTATAAAATCTTTGTCCAAACATTAGAAGTTATCCTCACCAAATGGGTTGTTTTGACTAAAGTCTATTATATTATCACCAAAAGTTTCGAGTGCTGTATTATCGGCAAAAGTATCAATCAATTCTACAGTGTTCTTAGATGCAGATACGGTTATAGTGTCTCCCATTCCAACAGTAGTGGTCTTGATATAATACCATTTGCCTATAGATGTAGGTGTCCAAACAACCTTAGCTCCTTCGTTTCCTGGTATGCCGACTACAGATATTTCTGATGCAGGCACTGGAGCACCGTTTGATGGAGTGGTCCCGGTGTATATTCTTAATGGATGCGTCTCGTTTGATGCATGACTCTGATCAAATGTTATCACTTCTCCTACACGTGCTTCTAGTTGAGGAGTGTTAATCAAATCGCCTTTATCATTTACATCTTTCATAAAGAATACTGCGCTTCTGACTTCTACTGTGAAGGTAGTGCCGGTCGTGTCTGTGAATATATTCTCATCATTGAAGTGGTTGTCTAATTCTTCCTGACCTGTTCTAAATCTCTCACCACTGTATTCAAATAGATCACACCTAAGATCGTATGTCTGCAATGATCCCATTTGATAGAAAATAGCCTCATGCTCTACGTGTTGTATTACAAAGTATTTGTTGTTGAGTGGCAAGTATATCAGATCGCCTTCACGTGGGCGATTTATAGTACTATTCAGTCCAATTTCTTGGTCATATGTTCTTTGAGCTATAGTTAATGTAATAGAATCACGTATTTGTAGACCAAACTTAGATAAGAAATCTCCTTCTCCTTCGAATGAGTCCACGTTCTTAACGTACATCTCAACCTGATAAGCATCCTCGAAAGAAGATAAATCGTCTTCGTTTAAGATATCATCTTTCGCATTGATAGTCCTTGGAAGAAACCAAGTATCAATGCCATATATCTTTATCGACTCCACTACCAAGTCATCGATGAGATGTTTTTCCATCGAATTTTCATAGTTTTCGAAATAGAAGTTCTTAGCCACTTTATTACTATCCTATCATATCGACAACAGGAAGAGAGTAAGAAGACATCATTTCATCTTCTAGTTGACGTATCTCATCCCTAGCATCATTTAAAATTTGCTCTCCGCTAAACTGAATATTGCCTGGCAAAGTCATGCCGTTAAATTTTGTTAAATTACTTCCCCACTGATATTTTATCTTTGCTGCCGCATAGCTCTGTAGCCAACGATCTTTATACACGTCTGCGTATACTGCTGGATCAACAATCTTGTAACACTCAGCAACAATAAATTCTCCTACAACTAGTCTATCCCAGTCAACGTCTATGAATAATCTGTTGATGTGTCTATTATATCTAATAGGATGAGCACCCACTAATAGTTCTTCCATGAATTGCAAGTTCTGCATAGACATGTAGTAATTCGTTAAGTTGTATCCAACCATATCATGTATGTTGTTCAAGACAAACTGGTATTGAACGTTAAACATTCCACTGCCAGCAACAATACTTGAACCCATAGGAAAGAGATTTACAACACCGATAATATTCTCAGGCACAGTGATGTACTGATTTGTTTTATCCGTTGCGGTTATAGTGTGCTTTAAGTAAGTCTTTTCAGTTCCATCAAAATGATAGTCCCAGTAGTACGATAGAGCCTCATCAATACGATCCTCTGCTTGATCAGAATCTACATTGATCTCTATGACTGGCTTACCTAACTTTCTTAGGCACCACTCTTTAAATTGTGGTCGTGTTGTTGGCTGTGCCATTTTTATCTTCCATAGTTAGTTTCTATAGTATTTATATGTGAGCATTAGCTGCCCGTTAAATCGTGTAATGCAATAGGATCACCCTCTATTACGTTCTCGCCATCATATGTGTATGTGATATTGCCAGGATACACTTCCTCTTCTGTCACATGTGTGTAATAAACATCAGTGTCAGACCATTGTGATACGTTTCCTGTCCCGTAAGCAATCATTTCGCCTGTATCTATCTTAAATACCATTTTCATTTATATTTCTCCTTATGAAACAACGTATGTCATATCTCTACTACCATAGCCATATGCAACAACTCTTACAGTATAAGTGCCTGAGCTATTTGCAAGTGCTGGTTTTGTGAATGTCAGTTTACCAGTATTAGATGCCGCATCTCCTACTCCGACACTAAACGTTGGAGTAACACCCATAGATCCAATTTGAGGAACTGTTCCACCATTAGTTTTATTTTTAAATAGATGGGTTGTGTGGTTATTTGACCAAATGCCATTAAAGTATACGTTATTATCGCTGCCGCCATTTGATTGCTGGAATGTTGCAGTAACTTCAGCTTGCCAATAGCTAGAGCATTGCATCGTAATAGTGACAGCATTAGCTCCTATAGTACCAGAAATTAAATATTCACAGAAACCGTGTTGAGTATTATTTTGTTGAGATCCAAATATTCTCTTAGAACCATCAGGCTCTATATCAAGAGGAATCTCTGGACTTGTTTGCATGATACCAACTCTATTGTATTGACCATCAATTCTCACAATTTCAGTATTATAGCTAAAGAATTTATGATGTCCTGCAGTACTGTTTGTTTTTGTGGTTTTATATACTATATCCCTCATGGACATTAAGCCGATTGAAGTATTTGCGTCTTCAGTACCAATCTCTAATGACCCATCAGCGGTAATAATAGCAGGATTAGCTGTGCTGACATTTCTAAATCGGAATGTTCTTGAAGTGCCGCCACTACCATCTAGTCTGAATACTTCTCCATTTCCATACACATTAAATTTAGAACCAGTAGGAGCACTGCCAAATGCCGCTTTACCAATATCAACAATACCTGTATTGGTAATACGCATTTTTTCACTGTTTATACCAGCAGTGCCTGTATCAAAAGCCAATCCAGAAGATATAGTAGATCCAGAATTAACTTCTGCAATCGATCTTATGCCACCAGTGTTTTGATTGACACCATTATTTCTTTCAGCTTGGAATCTAATTTCTCCACCAAAACCTGTAGTAGTAGTTCCACTAGATAGATTTGTGATCATGATACTTGGTACTGCTGTATTTGTGTCACTAGTCTCGGTCTGAACATGTAACTTCGAACTTGGACTTGGTGCGCCAATGCCTACATTACCATTAGCTAGAATAGTAAATCTTTCTATAGGAGTAAAGTTGGCGGCAGCACTTTGCGTAGAAGCTACGTTAGAATATCCAAAATGCCCAGTTGCACCATTGAAAGTGGTTTTGGCACCAAACCCTGCTGTGTGAATTCTCCAGCCACTTTCATAG